CCCGTCCAGCTCACGCCCGTCGCATCCCAGGCGAACCAGTAGAGGTTGGCCGGCGATGCATCGGTCTGATAGACCCACGCCTCCAAGTAATATTGCTCGCCCGGTGTGCAGGATATCCACTGCGATACGGCCTGGTCGCGTCCAATGCTTCGCATCCGCCAGCCGGCCTGATCGCCGGCTGCCGGCGCGAGAATGAACTCCTGCATGAAGCTGGTCGACCAGCCGTCGAGCGTGCCTTGCTGCCAGCCGTTGTCCGCGATGTTCGAAAAGTCCGTCAGGACGAGCGAGCGCGCAGTGACGGAGTCTGCTGCAAGCGCCGTCGCTGTGACCGCGTTCGCCGCGATCTTGCCCGCCACTACGGAGTTCGCCGCCAGCTTGTCGGCAGAGACCGCAAGTGCCTGCAGCTTCGGCGTCGAGATCGCGTCGTTGGCGATCTTCGTCTCGGTGATGGCAAGATCGACGATCTTCGGGCCGGTGATTGCTGCGTCCGCGATCTTCGCGCCGGTCACAGCCGCGTTGGCGATCTTGTTTGCCACAACCGAATTGTCGGCAAGGCGCAGCGCGTCGATCGCACCCACTTCGATCTTAGCAGTGGTGACCGCGCCGGCCGCAAGCTTGAGGCTGGTAATCGCCTCGTTCATGATCTTGTCGGCCGTAACGGCGGCGTCAGCGATCTTCGCGGCAGTGATCGAGTTGTCGAGGACGCTCAAATTGCCGGTCGGAGTGGGAGTCGTCACCCACGGCGTTTCGGTCCGGAACCGATCCGGGTTCGTCGTGATCGTCGCCTTCGCACGATAGGCCTTGCCCGAGACCACATTGTCCGTCGTCAGCTTCAGCCCGCTCTCAGGATCGTTCGACACATCGCTAAAGGTCTGAGTGTCGCCCACGACCTGATAGGTGATGTTGACCGAGACGATGGTCGGATCTTCTGGCGGGGTCCAGGTGAAGCGCAGGCACGGCACCTGGCTGCCGCTGGCGCCGGCGATGACGCCGGTCGCCACACCAAAATTCTGAATGACCGACAACTGCGATGGATTGATCGGCGGGACTGGCGGAATGATCACCGGGCCAGGCGCGATGTCGCCGTCGTCATAAATATCGGCGCCGGTCTCGGTGAGCACGAAGGTAAAGCGGAGATCCGCGTCGCAACGCCACTCAGAAACCATCCAGTCCTTGCCCTGGTAGGTGACCCATTCACCTTCCATGACCTTCAGGCCGACGCGACGGCTGACCGGCATCGTCACGGTACCGCCCTTGCGGTTCTGGCGATAGCGGATGTTCAGCAGGTATTGAGCGATATCGGCATCATGCACCTGCAGGAAGTCGATCGAGGTCTGGCGCGCGCGCTTGTCCGCGGCCACGTCGGCATTGACGACGATCGGCTTCAGGCTCTCCGGGTTCCACATCGAATCGGGCGAGGTGAACTGTCCCGACAAATGATTGTAGAGGTCGAAGGCCGACTTGCGCGGCTGGCGCGGCTTCGGACGGTCGCTCGGGATGTCGGCGTCCGTGATCGTCAATACCGGGATCTGCGGTGCGCCGACGACAACGCCGGAAAGCCCGCGGCGGTTCAAGCCATAGCCTGCCATCGCGTCGTCAAAGGCCGAGAGCGCCTCGGTGTGATCGGTATCGGAATTGACCCAGAGAGAGCACTGATAGATCGGCTTGCCCTTGCGCAACGTCCGGCAATAGTTGATCGCGACGAAGTAGGATGACAGGTCAAGCTGGCCGAGCGTCTTGCCTTCGCCGATCAGCGTGCGGCCGGAGATCAAGCCCTTCAGGCCGAGCTGGTAGTTGAGACGATGAACAGCCGGGTTCAGCGTGTGCACCCAAGTCGACGGGTCGTTGATACGCTGCGGGCCATTGCCGCCAGCGACGGTCGAATCTTTCGTCGGGTCGTACTCGCGCAGGCCGCGCAACACCCATTCGATGTCCGGGCGCCCCCTGCCCGCATCGCGAAAGAACTTCAGGTGATAGTAGCGGTAGACGACGACGTAGCAGACGCCGCGAAGCCGGCTCGTCGCCTTCCAGGAGTTGCCGAGCGCGGCAGTGGAAGCGACCAGCTCGGCATCATGCACCTGGCCGGGGCGACCATCATAGAAGCGGATGTCGATCGAGCTGTTGCCATCGCCATCAATGAAGCCTTCGACGCCGTAGCGCGCAGTTTCTCCACCAGCGACAGCCATCGGCACGAGATTGTGTTTCTCGCCGTACATGAAGATGTAGGGCTCGAGGCCGTCGTTCCAGCCGTTCGCCAACCCGAAGACGTCGGCGTTCATCTTGTTGCCCTTGCCCCACTTCGCATAGTAGAGCCGCTGGCCACGAGTCTTGCCGGTACCGAGCAGTGCGTTGACGGGCACATCGCCGCCAATCTGCACCTCGCCCTGAACGGCCGTGAACTTCTGCTTCGTCTGCTGCGTTTGGCCAAGCTTCGTCAGGCCGATCTTGGCGCCGAATGCCAGCGCTCCGCCCACGAGATTGCCAATAACGGTCGAGCCGAACAGGGCGCCGAGCCCCGTCGTGATCAACGAGAAAATTGCCATGGAAGGGATTACCCGAGATGGAAAGTCGCGACGACGTCGGAAAGGCCGTAGTCGCTACGGCCCCTCTCGGTTTTGGTGATGAAGCGATTGCCGATGCAGACACCGACATGTTCGGCGCCATCAGCAAGGTGCAGGATGACCAGGTCGAAATAGCGGGCCGAGGCGGCGCCATCCGGATCTTGGCCCAGCTCCGCCGACCAGAAGTCGACGAGGCTCGAAAAGTCGCGCCGTCGAAGCGCGATATGCGCGCCTTTCAGCGTCTTGTAGGCGCCACGGTATTTGGCGACCAGCGAGGTGCCATGCAGCGCATCAGCCATGGCGCATCCGAGATGGAAGCAATCGGCCGGGCCATAGGCATAGGGTGTGGACAACTCACGCTCGAGCGTGGCCGATCCGATGCGAAAGCGTTCCATGAGATCACTCGATGACACGATTATGAAGCCGCGATTGCGCAAATCTTGATCGGTTGAAAAACAATGAACTTTGTGTAACCTGCGGGTGCATTAAATTAGAGAGGGAACACAAACCATGCGCGATATAAAGGATTGGGTATTCTTCGACCACGACGACCCCGCAAGGTCCACTCATCCTGCGGTACTGGCGCTGAAGAACCTCAATTTTGGTGATGTTTTGATGCCGTGGGGGTTCACGCTCCAGAACGTGGAAGGCGCGATCAAAATCATACCAGCATCAGAAGATGATTGGCGCAAAGAAGTTGCCAGATTGAATGAGGAAGGCATTATTGCAAATCCGATGCCGAGATGCCGCTCAATCGGAAGTGATTGCGGAGGAGATTGTATAGGGTCCGTGGGCGCCCCGTTTTGCACTCAAGGCTTCACCAAAAGCAAAGATTACTACTTTTGCGGCTGCTTCTAGCGAAGGGGGGGAGACCCCACAACCATACTTCCAGATAGTCATCGCGATACCTGCCCCCATTCCTCGGGGATCGTGCCGACCGTGGCGACATACTCGAGGCCGGTATCGGTGGCGTCGTTGTCGAACTGCTGCTCGGCCTTACTGCGCTTGACCAACGTCTGGCCCCGCGCCGATCGGCCGGGCGGCTGCAGCTCGATCGTCAGCGTCAGCAGACCAGCGCCCTTCGCGTCGAGCGCATCGTCGTTGAAGCTGATCCGATCGATCTCGTAGATGTTCGAGACGAGAATGCCGACGACCTCGTTCGTGTTCGGCACCCCGGCGAGATGGGTGATGATGACCGGCGAGTTCGGATAGTCATATTGCTCGATTTGCGCGACCGCATCATCCGGGTTCGCGACCGGGATATTCGAAAACACGATCGTGCGCGTCGTCACCGCCACCCCGACGGCGCTGTTGATGTCGCCCGCCTCGAGGAATCGGTTCGGCAGGTATTTCAGCCCGTTGTAGGTGAAGGGCCGCCCGCCGCGATGATATCCAACCGTCTTGCCCGGTAGATCGAAGCGGATCAGGTCGAGCGTCGCGAACTCGCCGCTCTCGACGATCGCCTCGACCTCAGGGGAAAGCACGCTCATGAGAAGAACAGCTCCGTCGCGGTGAACTGGACATTGTAGTTTGGCCAGGACTTCGGAAGGCTATAGCTGCCTTCGTCCATCTCCATGATGCAGGCCGGTTTCTCGAAATGGACCGTGTTGCCTGCGGCAAAGGTCTGGGTGTCGAGCGCGAACCGGATCGACAAGGTCACGACGCCGGCGCCATTAGCGAACGCCGGCGCCGTGATGCGGTGAAGCGAACGCACCAACGGCGACTTGCGCACCTCGACATAGTCACCCGGCGAAAGCTGAAACCCGACTGGCACCCCGTTGACCACGATCGTCAGTGAGTTGGTGATCGACTGCAGCACTGCCGAGCCATCAAATGCGCCACCGCCCGCCTTGACGCCGGCAAGCGGTGTGTCGCCCTGGTAGGCGATCGGCCGAGGCCTGTGCGGATCGTAGCCGGCAAACACGCCGCCATCGCTCGCCAGCATGTTGAAGGAGTCGAACGTCGCGGCCTCTGCCGTTGTCAGCTTGCCCGCGGTATAGGTTGCTACCCAGAAGGGCGTGCCACGAAACAGCGTTTCGGTGCGCCGGCCGAGCATGCGCGAAGTGCTACGGGTGCGGATCGGATCGAAGGAGATAGACGGCCCATAGACAACATTCGGAAGCGCGATCAGATCCGGCATCAGTAGTCCCCGCCATTCTGGCGGATATTTTCCCGGGCCGCCTCGTTTCGCTTCATCAACTGGACGGTCTGCCCGCTCGCCTGTTGGAGGATCTTGGCAACCAGGTCCTCGCTCAGTTCGATCTGAACGACCGAGCGGCCACCATCGGTCGCACCTGCGCCCGCACCTGGCAGCTTGCTGGGCGCAATGATGCGTCCATGGTTCGTCGGCACCATGAACTCCTCTTCGTACTCGTTGACGCGATAGATCCGCCCGGGCGAGACATCACCGCCGCCCGCCCGCGCGCCGCCGGTAAGGAAATCGCCCAACGTCGTGTTCGGCACGAAGCTCGGGGAGAAAAGCCCCTTGCCGCTACCGCCAAACCCGCCAGAAAACGCTTCGATCAGCGAGCCGAAGAGCCCCTTGCCGTTCGTCTGAACGTTGATCAGTTCCGTGAGCACCGCCGCCAACACTTCCTTGAGATCGAAGGTGCCGTCGACGGCACGGGTAAGCTGGTCGTCGAGAGTGTCACCCACGCGCTGCGCCGCATCCCGCATCCGATCTTGCTGGTCGATCAGCTCTTCCTCGGCCGCCATCTGCCGATATTTCTGGTCGATCAGCTTGGAGATTTCCTGCCCCTCCTTCGAAGTGGCAGTAACACCCGCTTCGCGCAGCGCGATCGTCCGCTCACGCTCGATATCGGTCAGCCCCATCACCGCAAGCTCGTCGCGCAACGACTGGATGACGTTCTCGATCGCTTGCTTTTCCTTCTCGGCTTCACGCTCGGCCTTGGAGCGACTGCCTCCGCCACCACGCCCCTTATTGTCATCGTCAGGCTTGATGACGGGCGGCGTCCATTTCTCACCTTTCGGCGCCGGCTTTGGTGAGTTGCGCTCGCTGAGGATCGCGATAACCTTGTTTTCCTCCTCCCCTAGTTGATCAAAGTACTCTTCCAGCTGTTTAATCTGCTCATCGAGCATGCCCTTGGCGCCGTACTCTCCCATCGCCTGGCGCTGCTGGCGCGCTTCGCGGATCTGCTGCGCAATATCGTTTCGTTTCCCCAGCAGCTCCGTCTGTCGGGCAGCAAGCGTGTTCGTCTGCTGGTTCTGGATATCGTTGAAGCTGTCGATGAACTGCCCCATGCTACCAACGACTGACACGATGGCCGCCTTCAGGTTGGTGCCAACCGTCGTCGCAATAGCGTTGAACTTCCGGTCGATCTCCGCAGCCTGCTCGATCATCTTCTGGTCGAGCACGATACCAAGATCGTTGGCAGCCTTGATCGTGTCACGAATGCCCGCCTCACCCTGTTCGATGAGCTGCACGAACTGTTCGCCGCCCGCACCCCCGAATACCTCGTCGAGGATGCGGATCTGCGCCGCTTTGTCGAACTGCTGCAGTTTTCCGATGATCTCGGTGAAAAGCTCCGACGGGTCTTTCAGCTTCCGCTTGAGATCGTCAGCCCCGAGACCCAGACGCTTGAACGCTTCAGCAGCCGAGCCGCTGCCAGTCAGGATGAACTCATCGGCGCGAAGGTTGAGTTCCTTGATGCCGTCGGTCAGGGAATCGACACCAATGCGGTTCTGCTCGGCGACATACTTCAATTCTTGAAACGACTTCACGTCGAGGCCGGCACGGCGCGCCTCGTCGCCGATCGACGCAATCGCGCTCGCAGCGTCACGAATGACGGCAACGGTCGATGCCGAGACGATCCCGGCCGCGACACCTGCAACCCCACCTGCCAGGCTCTTGATACGACCGATCGAAGCGACGACATCGAGCGCGGTCGACTTCGTCATTGCCCGGATGCGAGCAAGAGACGCCTCGAAGCCCTTAGTGTCTCCAGAGATGGTAACGGGGATATCAGGACGGCTCAAAGTACACCTCGCTTGCGCGACGCGCCCCGTCAGCGAGAGGCTGGCGCTTGACTCCCCACCTGCCTTGCCTCACCCATGCCCTAGAAGTTGCAATAGGGGCACGGGAGAGCAATGGGGACTTTTGCTATGAGGAACGCGGGAGCGACCCAATCATGAAGTGGCTGATTGCTCTGACGGTCACACTGGCGTCGATATTGGGAATCTGGATCGGTGGCGTTCGTGTCTTTGTGATTCAACCGACAGGGGCGGTTCCCGAAGGCGTAACGGCGATCGTAGTCAACATTCGAGGATTGAACTTCATCGACAGCCCCGACGCATTCTGCGCGCGGCAAGGTCAGCCCAATCTGTTGTGTCGTGGTATGACCGCCGCGAGAGTAGCGGCGCAAGGCAAGATAATTCTGCGGCTCCCCTACAGCCAGACGCTATACGATCTGACTGGTGCACCAGACTACTCAGATATCTAAATCTGACGCTTAGTACCCGTTGCCAAAACGTGATTCGAGAAAGGACGCCACAGGCATGATTACCGATGAGGAACTCGATCATCTACGATCTCTCCCCACCGCCGGCGACCGGTGTTGGGCGTTCAACGCCCTGCCGCAAGTGAAGCAGGAGAAATGGCGCATCTATCGGCGGATCAAGTTCCTGACCGACCATCTCGGCATCAATCCTGAGAATGCGAAGATTGAAACCTACGGCTATTTCAACAACCGGGGGAATCGCGAGGCGGCCAGGCTCAACTGGCATCCGAAGGACGGCAAGGGCGACATATACGCCCGCCCGGACAAGACGATGCCGCTGGTCAAGGATACGACCGTCATCGACTTCTGACGGCCTAGAGCGGACCTCCGACGCCGGTACCAAGTGTCAGATTTTCACCACTAGGTCTTTCCGCTCGGTGCCCCAATGACCTGATGATTGGGGTTGGTCTTGAGCGAAGGCCGAACGCCGTACGCGGCCGCGGCGCGGCGGACCTCCTCACGAGAGATAAACGGCGCACCGCTGAGTTTTCCGGAAAGCCCCTCCAGCGCCATCTCAAATTCGACGGCGGTCGCCCTCCAGAAGACTTCCGGCGACCAGCCGAGAAGCTTCGGAGAGGTGGCGACGCGAAACGCCGTCTTGAGATGGTCGGAAATCAGGAGGGGCTGACGGGCTTTCCCAGCAGGGCATCCGCTGCAATATCGTTGGCAGTCCGCTCGTCGCGACGGATCTTGCCCGCCGCGACATGGCCGGCGAGTGCCGTTTCCGCCGCCTCGCGCCAGTTCGCCTGGTCGGCCAGCGAGATGTTGCTATCGTCGAGGATCTTGGCAACCAGCGTGTCGAGCTGGTCGGCGTCGTCGACGACAATCAAGGCGCGGACAGCGCAGGCAACGGCCTTCGGCTCGAACCCCAGCAGCCGCGCGTAGACTTCATCAATCGTCCTAGCGCCGATCGCCTGCGATAACCGCGCAAGGCCGGAGAATGTAACAGCGATGCGGAAGTTGATGGCGCCGATCTTGACCGGCGCCTCGCCACGGATGGGGTTGGCTTCTGTTTCCACTGTCGCCTCCGTCAAACGGCCGCGACGAAGGTGATGACGCCGGTCATCGCGCAACGGATGTCCATCTGCAGCTCATTCGTCTTGTCACCGGAGAAGGTGATCGAAATGAGCATGTCCCCCTCGAAGGTGCCGACGCCGGGCACGGTCACCTGGTATTCCCTGACGACCTGGTTGATGGCGTCCGCCGCAACTTCCTTCATGACGGCGCTGCTGACGAAGGCGCCCTGTCCGCTAAAGCGGATGGACTGGATACCGTACATCAGCGCGAGGGTGAGTTTTTCCCCAGGATCTGTGCAGTTCGGTTTGGTGATATCGATCTCCTCGTTGTTGATTTCGAGGGACCGCTGTTCGGTAATGCAGGCAAGAGTGAACGCGCCCGCAAGCGCAGAGCGGGCAAGGGTGAGCTGACGGCCGAGAGCCATGGCAAAGTCCTCTAATGTTGGAGCGGGGGAGCGCTAGAGCGCCGGCTGCTGGGGATCGGCCGCAAGGGTCTTGTAGGCGATCCGGTAGTTGATGGAGCCGGCACAGAGAGACATGCCGGTCTGCGAATTCACATAATGCCGCTGAGACTCGAGTGTGATCTCGATCACGAGATCATCGAGCGTGATGGCAGCGCCGATAGCGCTCTCGACTTCGACGCAGATCTCGTCGAACTCCATCTCCGGATCGTCGTCGCGAAGATGGACGACGATCGACAGCGGCAGGCTGCGATCATATCCATCCTCGCCGTTCGGTCCGGAACTGGGTCGCACGCTGGCAATCTCGTTGCTGTCCGACCACGTCAGCGTCAACGCGGGCAAGGCTTCCTGTTTGATAGCCCCCTTGCGTCCACGAACGACCTTGTCGGGACCGGAGAAGCGCGGAATGGCGACCAGCCGCGCCTTCACCGCGTCGAACGCCTGGGTGCGAAGGTGCGCCATATCAGGCGATCTTCCTGCCCAGGTCGCGAAGCGCCTGACCGAGGATCTCGACCGAATACCCGAGCGCCACGATCTGCTCGCGCGTCTTCTTCTGGTCTACAAGCTGACCGACGTCGGAGCGGATGGCCGAGCGCAGGCGGGACGGCAACTGCTGCCACGGCCGCTGCGTCATGCCGCCTACGGCCTTGCGTGCCGCATCCTTCTTCGCGCCTTCATCGGTGGCGAAGAGCGCCTGGCAGATCTCTTCGACCGGGTCGACCTTCGCGGCCGCCGGCGCGTCCAGTTCCTGTTTCATGTCAGATGTCTCCTGAAAGCGAGAGCTTGAGCATGGCCCGGGCGTCGTCGCTCACGTTGATGATGGGATAGCTCACGCCGTCGATGGTGACGTGGTCTCGCTGGCTTTCGAGGCCCGGCACGTCAGTTGCGGCGACGGACAACACATGGGTGGTGCCCTCTACCGCCTGGTCCGCCTCGTCGACCAGATCGACCCCGCGCCAGACGCGGAAGATGCCCCGGACAGACTTCAGGCTGACGACGCCGTTGATCATGAACACGGCGTCGACATTGCCGAAGGCATCGGAGAACTCCGCGCCCATCCCTTCGAAGAGAGATGGGCGACGGCTCATTTCTTGGCCTGCTCGATGTTGTCTTCGGCCTCATCAACCGCGACGATCGCCTGCTGCAAGGCCTCGTGATCGGCATCCGTTGCGTCGGGCAAGGCCGCTTTGTCATGCGCCGCCTGATAAGCCAGCTTCGCGTCGGCGAGCGCTTTCTCAAGCGCAGGGATATCCACGGCCGGCGCCGCGCTGGTCTGCTTTCGCGAGGACGAGGGGCGAGCAGCCGTGAAGGTCACGCCCTTGCTCCTGAAGAGGTCCTCGCGTTCCTTGCTAAGGGGCAGGATCTCGACGCCGGTCAGCTTCTCGTTGGGCCAGACCGTCAGGGTGCCGCCGACAACCGGAACTGCAACCGCGCGCGCACCTTCGTGGGTGATTTCTACCTTGATCGTTTTCATGGAAATCTCCAGGGGTTGTCAGGAGGCAACGGCTAAGCCGCGCCTCCTGATCCGCGTCAGGTGCGGGTGGCCTTGCGCAGGACTTCGGGCTGCGTGCAGAGATAGAGCGGGTACGAGTAAAGCTCGCCCTTCGTCCACGCCTGCCGATCCCTGTCGACGATGTTGATGGCGTAGGTGTCCTGACCGCGCGTGTTGACGAACGGGCCGAACTCCGCCGGCGACATCGCCTTCTTGAACACATCCTTGGCCCCGACGGGGAAGAACTTCGCCTCGGCCACCGGAACCGCGACGGCGTCGTTGTCGTCCGTGCCGCGGTAGTTGTGCCAGGTGATCCC